TTTTTAGGTTTTATTTGTTTTTTTAGTTACCGTTTGTTTCTTCATAAGCCTTGGCATATCTCTTGGCGCATCATTTTTAGTTACCGTTTGTTTCCTCATAAGCCTTGGCATATTTCTTGGCGCATCATAAGGGTCTGTCCTACCTTTTACCCCTGCTTTTGCAGCCTTTGCAGCAGATTTTCCTGCTTGTTTTGCTTCCCCTGCTTTTGCCTTGTCCTGTTTAGAAACGTATTTCTCAGCAGCTTTTCCTTTTTTGACATCTCTGCTTACTAACTCTGTAGGCTTAATGGCTCCCCTTTTTTTCATGCTTGTGTTGGGAGTTTGCTTTTTCACCTTAACGACAACTTTGACTTTTTTGCCGTCTTCGTCTTTTCTTACCTTCTCTATTGTCTTTTTTCCTCCTTCGTAAGTGACATTCCTTTCTTTAGTACCTCCATGAAGTCTTTTTTTAAGCACTTGCTTTTCTCCGACTCTTTTATCGGTCTTAGGGTCTCTTTTTACGTCTTTGGTTACGACTATTCTTTTTTTTGCCATGGTTTTAATCTTATCTCGTCAATGAGTTAGTTAACAAAGGGAGATTTCTCCCCCTTCTTTAAGGTTTACTAACTTCTTATATTCCAAGATAGTCAGACACAGGTGTGTGAGTCCCATCAAGTTGAGCATCTATTGCTGTGATAAAAGCAGCATAGTTTGCTTGTCCTAAAAGAACGTACACTCTGATAAACTCAGGATACCCTACCAATGCTCCGCTAACAACATTACTTCTTTTGAAATTAACAAAGTCAATTTCGTAAGTAGTATACGTTCCTGCAGGTGCAGCTTGATTTGGGTAGTCTGCATTAACAACCGCAGGAGTTCCTGCAGGTGCTACATGAGGAGTTCCTGTTGCAATAGCTGCTCCTGAAGGTGCAGTCATTGAAAAGGCTCCGTCAGACAATACATCTTGAGTAAGCTGAACTGTTCCTGCTCCACCTGAAGCCGCTGTTACACGTTTTCCTGCATCCGCATTAATTCGAGCAATAAACAAATCTCTCAATGCATTTGCTGTTGGTGCTACTGAACCTGAAGTAACTACATACTCACGAATTGGAGTAAGTTCGTTTGCTTCGGCTCTTCCTCCGTCACCGTTAACTTGAACATTATTGAATCCAATTAATTTTGGAAATTCAACAGAAATGCTGTACTGAGAATCAGCAAGTAGAGCAACTGCCGAAAGGTCGATAGTTGATATTTGCGCTGTTCCTGCAGCATATGCAATTTTTCTTGATGCCGTAGCATCTGACAGAATTAAAGGAGCTGTCAAAATATCCGCTAATGGAGCGTTGCCCGCTAACGTAAGTTTTCCTCCGCTAAGGATAGAGTTTTGCACTAAAGGCGTTGCTGTTAGCCCTGAGTTAATCACTCCACCTTCTGATGGTTTATGTGCCATTTTATTATGGTTTTATTACACAGAATGGTGTGCGCCATTCGGTACGATTTTTATATAAACTACTCGCACAGTATAATTAATTGTAACAAATATAATAATTTGTTTTTCATCATTTTCTGATGTATCTAATAATTTTTCCTCTTCCGTCTACTTCTGCTAGTCTAAGTTTCCATCCTGTTTCGGAATTTTGCACGTATTTAATTTTTCTTGTTTCCTTTCTAGCTTCGTTAATTAGTTTGGGTTCGTATCGGGAGTGTGACTGTGCGTTTATGTATGCGAATACCATAGAAAATATTCCATCATCGTAATCGTATTTCAGGTCAGCGGCTTGGAATCTAGTTTGTCTGTGTGTGGCACTTCCTTTTAAATCTTTTTGTACAAATGTTTTGAGTTGTAGGAAGAACCAAGGGATGTATATGTTTTCTGCGTATGCATCAATCATTTCTATAATCTTGTTGGATATGTGTCCTGCTGTGTTTGTTTTGTTGGATATTCCCCACCAACCTGATGTGGGAGTTTGCAGGAATGGTGGAAGTATGGAGTTTGCGGTTAGTCTTCTGCTTACTCCTATTTGTTCTTGAAAATCGTAGTATAGTTGTCCGATATTTCTTTCTAGCAGTTCTTTTACTCCACCTTCGTTATTTTTATCGTAGTATAGTCCTTGCAGTACGCATTGCAGGTAGCATTGCTTGTAGTCTCTTACTCTCCAAAACACCATAGAAGAGCAGGTGTTGGTGTAGGCATCCCAAATAGATGCTGACATTTTTGAGTGACCTGTTTCTGAGTTTATGGGGTCAGTTCCTTGGTAGTATCTATATTCCCAAAGTTCGTCGTTGGGTGGGTGTTTAAATATTATGGCTGTGGTTCTTTCGTCTTCCATTCCTTCTGTTGGAATGAAGTTGGCTCCTTTAAGTGCGTAGGGCAATACTCCATGTGGTGTTGGCTCGGTTGTATTGTATATTGGCTCAAAGTATCCGTATTGCGGTTGGTCTTGTGGGCTTAGGTTGTATATTTTGTTTAGGTAGCTGTTGCATTTGGCAACGGGAATAATTGTCTTAGCTGTTCTCAGGAACATATCCTCTAGGGTAATGGGATAGTGTTGGTGAAATTGTACTTTAGAGCTTTCTGCTTCTACTCCTGATTTGGAGTAGTATACTTTTTTCTCGCTTTCGTATATTTCTTTGCTCATTCCTTGTCTTGCGTATGCATCGAAGAACAGGGGTATGATTCCGTATTTGTAGTTTTCGGTTCTCCAAGCTTCGACAGCGGCTTTAAATTCGGATTCAAATACTGCTCCACCTTTAGACATTTCTCCACCTGTTCCCCAACATACTAGCTGTCTTCTCATTTCCATTTGTCCGTTATCGGGGTTAAAGAAGAATAGGGTAGGTCTTCCTTCTCTCATCATTTTGCCAAAAAGTTCAAATAGTCCTATTTCGTCAATTAGTACGAGGTTTGGTGCGCCACCGTTGATGGCATCTATGGCGGGGGTATCTACTTGTATTCTAGAGTGTGAGCCTTCTGTTCTACCTTTCTTTTTGGTTTTTCCTTTCATGGAGAGTGCGGAAGCTGAATCGTTGTGTGGTTCTTCTACTAGCCATTCGGGTATTTTACCGAATCCCCATCTGATTTTGTCTCTAAATATTTCTTCTCCTTTGTCTCTAGAGTGTGTAATAAATTTACAGAAGAATGATTTTTTGAATGAGATTTTGCACATGGCTACTAATCCCATTGTTGTTGTGAACCCAATTTGTCGGGCTTTCCCAATCATAGTATTGTACCCACAGTCAACGAGGAATAGTAGTATCTGTTGCGCTTTCCACGCTTTGTATTTAACCTCCCCGCCACTTGCATCTCCTTCTTTAAGATAGCCGTATTTGTTGGCGAAGTACAGTGAATGAATTTGGCATCTTTTATATTCTTGTACGATGTAGTCTTCTTGGTCTTCGGTATTGGAATAATTGGTAATATGGTCATCTTCATCTAGCCATTGTTTTGCTTGTTTGACGTAGAGTTCAAATGGTTTATAGGTAATCATGTTTCTCCATCCTTTGTTCATGGAGTTTACCCATCTAATGAAAGAGCGGGGGTATTCCATGGGTTTGTGAGCGGGAAACCAATCGTCTACTTCAACCTTTTTGTCGAACTCAAATTTTTCAAACGGCAAATCTACATCTATTTCTTCCATAATGCTTTGTGTTCTTGCATATCTTCTTTAAAAATGCTCATGGAGTATTTGATTTGCATGAATGACCCTTTCCATGCATACGCAGGATTAACGTGATATGTTCTGATATTATTTTTTTTAGAGTATTTAACTACTCCTTTATCGTCTAGTTCTCTCAATGCCCTGATGACGGTTCTAGATGACATGTTTAGCGACTCGGATATGTTTTTCTGAGTGGCATCGAATACGAGGTTATGGTATTTCATATTGGAAAGCATGTACAGTAGTACTTTAATGCTTCCACCGCTAAGATTTTGTATTAGCTGTAGCTGTGCTTTTTGCCACAATGAGATAAAGCCAAGAGTCTTATTGCTGCTCTTTCTAATGCTTTGAATTATTTTAGAGGCTTCCACAGGGTACACTTCGGCTACGGGAACCATTTCTCCCGTTTCTTTGTCTAAGTGATACAGGGTATCTACATCAATTTTATCAGCATCTACTCGCTTTAGTTCATTATGAAGAAGACTGTAAACCCTTGTTATCTCCGTCACTTCTTGATTCTATTATTGCGTTTAAGTTCTTTTTTATTTTTTTGAGGTATCCTATCCTCTGCTTATAGTTTTTACCCTCAAGTCTCATCATAGAAGATACTGCCCTAAGAAATTCTTCAGGTGTCATATCTCCTTTGAGTTTATTGCAGTCTCCACAGGAGTGCAATTTATTTTTGTTGGCTCTAATGCCTCCCCTGCTTTCAGGAATCAAATGGTCAACAGTTCTTGAATAGTCGTTTAACACAACCCCGCAATAGCAACATGCATCGGGGTTGTTTTTAATCGTGGCTCCATAAATCTTCCACGAAGTTTTTGTACTCATATCTTCTTAATCTCCTTTAAGTACTGAGGGATAGTAAACTTCTTACCGCTTTTGGATTTAATAAGTTCTCTTGGAATCCAAGCCTCTGTGCCATCTTTCATTTGAATCAAAACAGATGCTCTAGTAGGTTGGTCAATTAAAACCTTATCTACAGTTACAACCACATGTCCTTTAGGTGCTTTAGGCGCAGCTTTCTTTTTAGCCACTTCTTTTTCTTTCTTAGCCATTTTAGTAATTTATTGATTTACTCAAATTTAGAAAAAAACAATTAAACGAAAAACCCCCTCGGTGAAGGGGGTCGTTCCGATGCCTCAACAGGTAAGGTAAATTACAGTTGGACAGTTCCATTTAACCAATCTAAATATAGTTATTTTTCTACAAAGGTTTACCATCTGCGCCAAACAATTTGCTTTTCTTCTTCTGCTTCTCTTCTTCCATGCCTTCCGCTATTGCCATTAAAGACAACTTAACCCCCGCAGAAACAAACATCTGCAAAGACTCATCAGCCAATCGGTCAAAGGTATGCTCCTCATGTCCCGTTAGTGAATATATCTTCACCCCAACATTATCAGCCTTATCAGAAGTATTCGCATATACCCGCAACTTCTTTAACTCCCCCTCCATCTTCTTCTCAACCCGACAATGACTCTTAGCCATTAACTTCTCAAAATCTACATACTTCATACCATCGTAATAAAAGCAGGAGTGTGTTCCCCCACATAACTTCCTAAAATATTATAACTAAAATACTCCAACGCCTCATCATAAGTCATCTTATCCCGCTGAATAAACTCCTCCAATATCAAGTCCTTATCGTAAATTAAAAAAGGCTCAGAACCGAACCTCTCCCCAACACCAACAATAGCATTGTTATGCCCACCGATTATCTGAAACTCAACATCCACATAAACTTCCAATATCTCATCTAACTTATCCATCAAACACCTTTTACCTTAAAGCAAAAGGGCGGCAACCCCTTACCGCCCAAATACCTTAAAATGAAGAGTATGGTCTATATTCCCGACCTAGGGCATCACAAACATACAACAATTTACCTATATGACAAAATAACACGCAACTTACCTGCTTTCTTGTCACCCTATTTTAGCCCTACAACCCCCGTAAACACTACAAACCTTATAATAATTTCTTCCATTTTATGTATTCATATATTAATACCTACCCAATTGGATACAAACAATACCACCCAAATTAACACACCCTCCCCCATATATACTCTACTATACTCTTTCTTATTAAATGCATACAATCAGTATACATATTTTATGCATCCGCATATCCATCCGCATATGCATCTACAGTACTTACGCTTACATACCCTCCCCCTTTTTATATACGAGAGCATATGCATCCGCATGAACGATTACATGCATCCGCACTTTTTTACTCGTGAGTCGAAAAGTAGTGGGTGTCTGTGGGAGTCATATAATACATAACATACCCCTACCTTTAACTCAGAAAATCGAAATAAACATAACAGACTGCAAATGAGGAAGTTAACTATCTTTATCCTGCTGAATTTTGGCTTTCGTTGTGCTGAATGGTGTTTGTTTCTGTTGGTGTTAGTTTATGTG